GTTAATTGAAATATTTATTTTAAAAATAGTTAATGGAAAAAAAATTAAGAATCCTTGAAGCCCATGAAGTCGGTCATGGAATTTTGATAGAAATGGATGCAGGATTTGTTTCTCCTGTTTCAGGTGAGAATTTGAAATTTATTAAAGAAGGTAAACAGTTTGATTATAGAAACCCTTTTGAATTCTACGCAGTATTACAAAAATACGATACTCCTAACAGGAATGGTAGGACTTATTCTGAAAAAATATTAAAAAGAGAATCGGAAAAATATAAAACCTTGATTGAAAAGGGTTTAGCAACTTCGGAGTTGAATCATCCTGAATCTTCGTTAATTGATTTAGATAGGGTGTCTCATGCTATAACCGATATATGGTGGGACAAAAATATTTTGATGGGAAAATTAAAATTGTTAACTTCTCCAGGTTTCCACGAAAGAGGGATTGTTACAACCAAAGGAGATATTGCGGCCAATTTGCTAAGACAAGGAGTTACTTTAGGAATTTCATCGAGAGGTGTGGGTTCTCTTAAAAAAGTGGGGGACAGAAATGAAGTTCAGGATGATTTCGAATTGATTTGTTTTGATTTGGTTTCTTCACCATCAACACCTGGAGCGTATCTCTTTGACGATGTAAGTGAAAGGGATAGGTATGATGAAAATTTAGAAGAAGAAAGAAAAATTAAACTTAGTTCAGAACCGAAACTGAATCAGTCTATTGATTTAATGAAAAAATTAACCGATTATTTATCAAAATAATCAAAATGGATGAGAAGTATTTTGTTGCGAAAGTGACATATGATTTACCCGATGATAATACGGGTAAGATTAAAAAAATCAGAGAAGAAAAACTTGTTAAAGGTTATTCTGTAACAGATGTTGAGGCAAAAGTTACAAAAAAATACGAAGGTTTTTCTTACGATTGGAGAATAACTTCAGTATCTGAAAGTAAGATAGACGAAGTTATTGAAGATTAAAAATTCTAAAGTGGTCAAATTCGACCACTTTTTTTATGCCTATTATCTAATAATTTATTTAGAATAACCTCCGAAACAAACTTTTTTCAATAAAGGAACTATTTATTGTTTAAAAAAGAAACAATTATGCAAGAAAATAAGAATCTTGTTGAAGAGGCGCTTATTCAAATGAAAAATGTTGAAGAGGCTATTGCCGAAAATGCAAAAGGAATACTTGCTTCTACTATGAAGGAAGAAATCAGCCAATTAGTAAAAGAATCTCTTTCTGAACAAGAAGAGTTGGATTTAGATGCAGAAGTTGATACGACTACTGCTGATAACCAAGAAGATGATACAGATATATCTTTAGACGCTAACTTCTCTGATGATGACTCAAATGAGATGGGGGTAGGTATGGGTATGAATGTTGACTCTGATAATCCAATCGATTTACGTGATGCATCTGATGAGTTTATTTTGAAAGTATTCAAGTCAATGGGTGAAGATGATGGTATCATCATAAAAAAAGACGGTGACGACATTCATTTAACTGACAACAATACAGATTCAGAATATCTTGTCAAACAACTAGGTGAATCTGAAGAAGAAAATTATGAAAATATGGAATACAACGAACAAGATGACGAAGATGTTCAAGATGTAATAGACGCTATTTTCGCAGACAGTTCTGACGTTTCTGATGATTCTAATGATTCAGATTCAGACAGTTCTGTGATGGATGACGAAGAAGAAGTTGTTTACGAAATTGAATTTACTGAAGACGATGATTCTGAAGACGATGATTCTGAAGATAATATCGAGGAGTCTGAAGATGAAATTGATGAGTCTGAAGATGAAATTGATGAGTCTGAAGATGAAATTGATGAGTCTGAAGATGAAATTGATGAAGAAGATTGGCAGATGGACGAATCTTATAACCATAAGAAGTCAAAGAAAGTAGAAACAAAAGAAAGTAAAATGTCTGTGAAACCTAAAGGTGTTGGAATGGGTAAGGCTAAGTTCTCATATAAGAAATCATCAGGTGGTTTCAGTGAGGATAAAAAAGAAGGTCCTAAAACTATGGGAACAGGTAAAGCCAAATTCGAATACAAGAAAGGTGAAAACATGGAAGGTAAAATGAAACCTTTAAACAAGAAAGTTGAAACTAAGGAGGCGGCTCGTACTTACGCTTTCGGTTCTAAAGACAAATCGAGAGGTCTTAGAAAGGGAGTTACGCCTAATAGAAACTTAACTTTTGAGTCATTAGAAACAGAAGTTAGTTCTTTGAGAGAAAAAAATGAAGAGTATAGAAAAGCATTAAATGTATTTAGAGAAAAACTCAACGAAGTTGCTGTTTTCAACTCTAACTTGGCATATGCTACAAGACTGTTCACTGAACACTCAACGACTAAAAAAGAAAAAATAAACATTCTTAGAAGATTTGACGATGTTGATTCACTTAAAGAGTCTAAAGGACTTTATAAAGTAATCAAAGAAGAATTGACTAAGACTGATACAAAATCACTAAATGAATCTGTTGGTAACAAACTGACAAAATCAGTACAATCAGGTTCATCAACTACTTTAATCGAAAGTAAGACTTACGAGAATCCTCAATTCATGAGAATTAAAGATTTGATTACTAAGATGGGGTAAAAAATAAATAAACAAGAAAAAAAATAAAATTCACAAAATGGGAGCTTTATTAGAATCAGGTCTTGTTGGTAACATTGGTCTTAAGCACCTTAAAGTTATCAAAGAAGACACAATCAACAAATGGGATGGCCTAGGTTTCTTAGAGGGACTTAAAGGTCACATGAAAGAGAACGTGGCTCAACTTTATGAGAACCAAGCGTCTCACTTAATCAACGAAGCATCAACTACAGCTGACTCAGGTGCTTTCGAAACTGTTGTATTTCCAATTATCAGAAGAGTTTTCTCTAAGTTATTGGCTAACGACATCGTATCTGTACAAGCAATGAACTTACCAATCGGTAAATTGTTCTACTTTGTACCTCAAATCCAAAATTATGCTGCTGCTAATGCACACTATGCACCTTACGGAGCACCAGGTGGACCAGCAGACCCTAATACTGGATATAACTGGAATGAAGGAAGAGACCTTTATGACAGATTTTACGAAGGTAACGAACCAGCATTAGACCCTCCAGGTCTTTTCGACTACTCTAAAGGTCAGTTTTCAGCTATCACAGGTGATGCTGTAACTGCTGTTTGGAATAGTTCAACATTAAATCTTACTCCTTCTGGATACACTGCGGGCGATGGACCTGATGCAGGTGCTTACAGAAAAGTATTGATTGTTATGTCTGGTTTCGCTCAAGTAGCTGCTGGTAAGTTAATCGGACCAGACGGTAACCCAATCGACAACGAATCATTCTTGTCTGATTTGACTATCTATGGTTCTTCAGCAAACGCTTACACATCAGGAAACACAACAAATCCTTATCTTTTCAGAGTTGTTACTCAAAGATACGGTAAGGGAATCGTTCAATATGGTAATAATAATACAGAGGCTGTATTCCCAGATTCAAAAACAGGTGGAGGATACTATGACAACATCTGTGATGTAAATGGTTTAATTTATTTAGAGGTTGACCTTCAAGTACCTTGTACTGTAGGACAAAATTCTCTTGATGGTTACTCTGGTTCTACATTCGGTTCTACAGCAGCAATAAACAACGCGTTTGTTCCTGTATATAGAATCTACAAGAATCTTGAATTCGAAGATAAGATTGGTGAGGTTTCTTTCGACCTTCAATCTGTAACAGTTTCTGTAACTGAAAGAAAATTAAGAGCACAATGGTCACCAGAAATGGCACAAGACGTTGCAGCTTTCCATAACATCGACGCTGAAGCTGAATTGACAGCTTTATTGTCTGAGCAAGTTGCCGCTGAAATCGATAGAGAAATCTTGAGAGACCTTAGAAAAGGCGCAGCTTGGAACTTGAGATGGGACTACAACGGTTGGAAGAGACTTGGAGCTAACGCAGTTCCATACACTCAGAAAGACTGGAACCAAACTCTTATCACAGCAATAAACCAAATTTCAGCTCAAATCCATAAGTCTACTTTAAGAGGTGGAGCTAACT